TGCACTATTTGTAGTAGCTCCTACTGAACCAGTCAGATATCGTCCATCAAGTATTTTTTGGATAGCGTCAGGGTCGCTAATATTAGCTATAATTTCTGCATATCCAAGACCTTCATAATCTGGATTGGTTGATATTTTCATATCATTAATAATCCAAGTATTAGCGAAGTCTACTGAATCCTGAATAGAAAGATTGCCGGCGACAAAATCGCCAATCTTCTTTTCTTGTTCAGAATCAATAGAATCCTTTAAAGAGTCTCGAACACCAACTGAAATATCTACATAATTAGCTTGAATAACTCTTCCAATAGGGTCTTCTTTGTCCTGATGATGGATTTGAATTGGTTTATTGTATTGTGCAATAAAAGATGGAACGCCCTCTCTCATCTTGTGAGGAAGATAAAAGCTATTATTACGTGTAACTTTACCAGCATGAGTTGCGGCAATACGAACTCTCAGAGGTCTTACATCATGAAGACCTTGGCGCGCAGCTTGTTCATAATAATCTTTTACCTCTTCTGGAATATTGAGAGGTTTAAGATTTACTGAATCTAAGAAACGAATAAAATTCATCTCATCCCTCTTAACGCCGCCTATTCTTCTATCACACGAAAAGTCATTCTACTATGTGGATGTAATGGCGGTATATCGTCTATAGTTGCAAATTTAATAGGAATAATCTTCCCATTTAATACTTTACATTTTTCACAACTATCAATAGCAGCCTGTAACTCAATAGCATATTTATTAAGAAAACGCATTCCAATAACACGACCAAAATAATATGCTTTACGAATTTCTGTATCCCAAATTAAGTTAACTCTATAACGTATAGAATCAAAAGAGATATGAAGTTCTTGAATTATATCTGACTTAACTTCATTCAGTTTAACATTAGCAGCCATACCGTCAACTCTTCTATATGTTAAGGAAATTGCGTCAACTGCTAATTTGTTAATTCTATAATCTAAACGGTCCTTTATAACATTACGATTTACATAGATTAAATTTTCAGCTTCACTTGCAAGGTTACCAGTTTGGTCATTAAAACCTCTGATAAACTCAGCCATGGCTACCGAGTTAATCTTATTTGATGTATTAGTTGCCCATGTTCGTCCAAGAGATAAGAGATATGATTTACTAATAACACCGCGCGATTCTATATTGTTAACTAATCTACTAACAGTATCAGATTCTAAATCCTTAAAAGAATTAGATAAGAAATTATCTTTTTGATTAAAGTTTTTAGATGTAAGAGTTGGACGAGATGCAGCAACAGCAACTTGTGTCTTTCTATTCTCTTCTGCTTGCTGACTTGCTTGTTTATCTTTTTCTTGTTGTGCTGTCTGCATAGACTTATTAGTTATAGATGTACTTCTTGCAGATGCAGCAGCTTGAGCACTGATAGAATATGGCTCATCAACTGCTTTTATTAAATTTGTGGGTTCTTCAATCAATTTCCAGTATGTTAAACTCCATTCTGGATATTTACTTAAATCTTGGTCCTCTGGGTCATCTGGTACTGGAATTGGTTCATAACCTAACTGAGCACGAAATTCATCATAAGTAATACCATTAGATTTCCATAATTCTATTGAATGTTTTTCTAATTCCATCTTATTCTGGATATCTATTTCAGCAAAAGAAAGATGAACCATTTGGTCTTCTTCAAGAACTCTTTCGCCAAAAGTAGACTCAAGTAGTAATTCAGAAATAACAAAAAAATCCCACTGAGCCTCTAAGTCATCTTGAATAGCTTTAACTGAATCAACCAATGCACGACTCATTGTTTGAGCAGTTGACCTATTCATTGTATTGCCTTGAATTGTTGTCTTTCCATTTCGTCTTGTTAAGAAAAGATGATTTTCTACACTATAACAATATATTATGCCACTATAGTTTTCTTTCTTTATCATGTCTCGATTTACAAGACGCAATACTGGACCATCGCAATTACCATGAATATATACACGGTACATCTTTTTATGGCCCTCTAGGACTTCAGATTCTTCTTGTTCTTGTATCCTGGCTGCGTATCCAAGAGAAATAGCTAGAATTTGGACATCATCAGCTAAACCTTTGCTTGATGTATAGTAAGTTAAATTTGTCCGACCTTCCGATTCGGCCTTTTTGGATTTTGTACCATCTCCACTCATTAATCCATCAAACAATTTTTGTTTAGCTAAAATTGGCCAATTAAATACTTCTTTTGGAATTCTTTTATGATTTGAGTAAAGAGGAATTCTTTCATTAATCCATTGATATATAGCTTGACTATATATTTTTATAGTTACTTCTTCCTTTCTAATTTTTGAGATAGAAGTACTAAAAGAAAAGCCAGCCTTATCTAATAAGGCGCAAATTTCATCTAAAGTTTCTCCCTTATTTTGAGATATAGATATACGATATCTATTTTGTGATGCATTATTAAGGTCTAGGCAACCCTCTGATATATAAAAACCAAGGAAATGCGCAAAAGTAGAAAGTCTACACTCAAATTCTCTTGCTCTTCCCTGTTTTTTAGATTCAGGAATAAATTTAATAATACTATCTTCTTGATTTTCAGATTGTTCAAACGAAGAAGATTGCATCATATAAAATTCTGAATAATAATTCCCATTATATAAGTCTTCAATCTTTACTTTTTCCCAACATAATTCTTGATTATTCCTAGGACTTACCCACATCTCGTGATGAGGCGTAACACGAATATCTAAATGTTTACCAGTTATATGATAAATATCTCCAGAATAATAATCTTCATATTTCCAAGAAGGTAAATGAAATTCAACTAATTTAGTTTCTGGATTAAATGTAGCGATTTTTTCTTTAAGATGGTCTATTTCCCAATAAAATTTCCATCCATTTTCGGTAAGGGTTTGAGTATCCTTATCATAACAACTACCATCACCCATATCTACAGCAGATACACCAAGACCAGCAAATACTCGTTTCTTGAAGTGTTCTAAATATCCTTCCGCTCTTATAGCTCTACCTTCTGCACCAATAGCTTTAATTTCATGTCTTTCTGGTGTAATAATACTACCTTCTGATGGCATATATTTTATTTGTTGTTCTACAGCATCAACTTCTTTAACTCCTTCTTCTGTATAACCAGCAGGTGCAGTTTCTGTACCAACTTTATAATGAAAAAGAGGAAAGAGATGTTGATATAGTAAAAGTTCAATATTCTCTTCAATTTGACGAAGTGCTCTAATATCATCCATCACTGGAATTAAACTTGGCACGCCAAATAAAAATCCTTCTCTACGGTCTATAGCAAAATGGATAACATCTTCAGCATTATAATCCTTCCACCTACCATTAGGAAGAACTTGGCGCCATTTCATAATTTTTCCGGTCTCTTGGTCTATGTCTGCTCTCATAGTTTCTGGAGCGGCAGGAAAATATGCGGCAACTGGTTTTAATGTTTTGCCTTCAGCAGTTACGCGAACTTTTCCACCAGAAGCTCTTTCATCTCTTACTTTTACAAGAAAAGCATTAGAAACTCTAATTAAACTTCGCGCTACTCTTTTTAATAATACAGACTCTGGAATGCCAGAAGCTTGAGCCATCTGAGACATTCTTGTTTTATAATATCTTACTGTATCTTTATTAGCGCCTTTTATATTGACGCCTTCTTTAAACATAAGTCCTTCTTTTTTCTTAAATGCTTGTCTACAGAAAGACTCAACATCTTCAATTACGCCAATTTCTGATAAATCATATTCTCCTGAAGTAAAAACACCACGACCACCAGCAAATTGCTGGCTATAAGACAAGGAGCCAATCTTTACTTTGGGTATTTTTGAAACAGGTTGGGTAGACGGAGTAACAGTACGAATTACGACTTGGTCATTGTTATCCCACTTTATATTTAATCCAAAAAGTTTCATTATGTTTTGTTGAGTTCAGCGATCCATTGATTGACTTTGTCAGTATCGCCAACTTCTTGTTCCAATTTACAAGGAATTATAACCTTTACTGGAGTATTTAATTGTGTGGCTATTGATTGTATCGTTGGTTCTAAAAGATTCTCTCCTTCAAATTGAAGCACATTTCCCGATTCAGACAAGTTCTTATCATCTATATGTAATTGTCCATTATCATCAATACTTATATTAAATGAGGAATTAGGATTAACAAAGTTATTAAAAAAGTTATCTATCTCTTGGTTTTGTGGTATTTGCGAAGATGAACATGCAGCATGTCCCTTAGACATAGCAGCAATAATAGCTGAAATAAAACTAATCATACGAACTATCTGAAGAGTAGCCATTTTCACTTTTAGATACTCTGTAGTATTTATTTCTCCAGCAAAAGCTCTAACTTGACTCATATAAAAATTGGCTTTATTTCTTATCTGTTGAATACCATCAGTTAGTTGAGTGTTTAATTGTTGTAATCCACTAGCTAAACCTTTATTTGTTTTATTTGATTTTTCTGGATTTAACTTATTTAGT